ACATGGTCGTTCAGAGTCCTTACCTTGCAAAGTATATCAAGAAGCGCCGGACAGATATGTACTCTCCGTACAACTTCGGTGTATTTCAACCATTATCGAGTGATAGTAACACGCTTGACGGTCTTAACCCGCATTGCGGGATAATTGATGAGCTACACTCCATCAAAGACCGTAATATATACGATGTTGTTAAGCAGGGTATGTCGGCACGTAAGCAGCCGATGCTATTCCAAATAACGACATCGGGTATGAATCGCAATACCATATATGATGCGCAATATGAATACGCAGAAAAGGTGCTCAACGGTGATATAACCGATGAGCATTTTTTAGCTTTGATATACGAACTCGACAGCTCAAACGAGTGGACCGATCCGGATGCGTGGGTTAAGGCTAATCCCGGACTCGGACCGATCAAGTCAGTCAAGACGCTTACCGAGAACGTCGAAAAGGCGAAGAATGACCTTGCATTTAGGCCGACAGTCTTGACGAAAGACTTCAATCTTAAGAATGTCTCGGCTGATACATGGCTTACATGGGAACAGCTCGACAACGAGGACACATTTGAGATCGATGATGTGGTCAATACCTATGCTCTTGGTGGCTGTGACTTATCGGCAACAACGGACCTGACGTGCGCTACGCTCCTGATCCGCAAGAGAGACGATGAAAAGATTTATGTTTTGCAGCATTATTTCTTGCCGCAGGAGAGGATAGACAAGCTCGAAGCGACTACTACAAAGGAAGCACCGTACAAAACGTGGGCAGACAGAGGGTTGTTGACGTTGTGTCAAGGCTCAATGGTCAATTATTCCGACGTGACAGCGTGGTTTCAGGAAATGCGGGACAAATACCGAATTGATATGTGGCGCTGTGGTTATGACCGGGCGCTCGCAGGGTATTGGGCCGAGGAAATGGCTTCGGTGTTTGGCGATTCCGTCATGGAAAAGGTCGTACAGGGCCCGATAACATGGACTGCACCGATGAAAGAGCTCGGAGCCATGTTATCCGACAAAATGATTAACTATAACAACAATCCAATGCTTAAATGGTGTTTATCGAATACCGGGGTAAAGACATCGGGAACTGTTGAAAGCATACAGCCTGTCAAGATACAGCAGAACAGGCGTATCGATGGTATGGTATCACTTCTGAATGCCTATACCATATATGTGAAATATAGAGAGGACTATCTAAACCTTGTAGGATGAGGGAGCAGAAATGGCTTTTTGGAACAAACGCAATGCAGTAGGGGCAACGACATCGAGGACATCGGTTGTACCCATAAATACGGAATGTTGGTCTTATAGATCATTCCGGGGAGATTTGGCACAGCTTGATGTAATTGCCATGAGTATCGACGCTTTGGCTCGTAATATCGGCAAAATAGAGCTAAAGAGCGTACAGCGTAAGAAAGATTCCGTCATGGTAACGGATCTGACATCAGATGTGGCCCGAGTGCTCGCACATCCTAACCCATACATGACATCGTATGATTTTCTTTATAAGGTGGCGAGCCTTTACTTTTTAAGCAATAACGTGTTTATATGGCCCGAATACAGCAAAAAGGGCGAGCTTGTAGCGCTGTGGCCTATCAATTACACGAGTTTTACGCTTAAAAAGGCCGACAATGGCATACTCGTCGCACAGTTCCAACTTAACTATTTCAAGACGTATACGGTACCTTATTCGAGGCTTATACACCTGCGTAATAAGTACATGACGGATGATTTGTTTGGTGATACGAATGATGCCCTTAACCCGATAGCAGAACTTGCAAACGCACAAAATCAGGGCATCATAAATGGGATAAAGAACTCGGCACTCATCCGGGGAATACTAAAGTCAATCAATGTCATCAAAGAAGAGGATCTGACAAGGGCAAGGGATCAGTTCGTAAGAGATAACCTTGCGGCACAGAACTCCGGCGGCGTGATGGTCATTGATGGAAAGTTTGATTATCAGAATATCGAGAGCAAGCCTTATATAGTAGATGCGGACACCTTAAAAGAAGTTAAGGACCGCATTTTTTCATACTTTGGTGTCAACGAGGGTTTTGTACAGAATAAGTTTACACCGGAGGAATATGAGGCGGTTTATGAGGGCCGCATAGAGCCATTTGCAATGATGATAAGTCAGGCGTTTACGTTTCACCTGTTTACGCCTCGTGAGCGTGGTTTTGGCAACGAGATCGAGGCGAACATGGCGAAGCTCAAATATCAGCCTATGACGGTCATCACAAGGGTTATAGCGGCAACAAATCAGCTCGGCTTATTTACTCGTGATGAATACAGAGAAATGCTCGGTTATCAGCCTCTCGGTCCGGATCGGGGCGGTGACGAGATAATGATAGCAGTCAACAATATGGAAGCTGACGATCAGATCAAACAGGAAGAAAAAGACGAGAATAAAAAAGAGGACAAAAAGTATGAATAAGGAGAAAAGGGCGTACATGTGCGAGGTCAATACCCGCACAGATGAAAAACATGGGAACATCTTGGAAGGAATACCCATTTTATACGATGTAGCAACAGACATCGGCGGCATGTGGAAAGAGATCATAGACAGAGGCGCACTCGATCAGGCAGACCTGAAAGATGTGCGTTTTTTAGTTAATCATGATGTTGACTCCATTCCGCTTGCAAGGTCCCGGAATAACAACGAGAACAGCACGATGCAGATGACTGTCGAAGAAGATGGCCTGCATATTCGTGTTGATTTAGATACAGAGGAAAACCCGAGAGCGAAAGAGCTCTATTCTGCGGTCAAACGTCAGGATGTATCGGGTATGTCCTTTATGTTTTCGGTCAAGGCTGATACGTGGGATGATTTGGACTCCGAATATCCTACTCGGCATATAACGGCCCTCGATAAGGTTTTCGAGGTGTCAGCGGTAACATTTCCCGCTTATGAACAGACTTCGATCAATGCTCGCTCGGTGGAGACCGGACAGGCATCGCTGGATAGCGCAAGACAGGCATTGGAGAATGCAAGAAAAGTCGAAGAGCTTCGCAAGCAGATATTAGAGAGGTGTAAAAAATGACAAAAGAAATGAGAGAGATACTTGACGAGCTCTCCCAGATCGAGACACGCAATGCTGAAATCGCATCAGAAGTCGAGACAGCAGAGGCAGATGTACTCGAAGAGCGAGACAAGGAATCAAAAGAGCTTGAGGCTCGCAAGGCAGAGCTGATCGCTCGCAAAGAAGAACTCGAGGCTGAAGAAAGAGCAGCCAAAGAGGTCGAAGAGGCAGAAACAATAATCGAGGAAGTACAGCTTCCTAAAGAAGAGAGGAAAGAGACAATGGAAAAGATTTACGACACATCATCTGAAGAATTCAGAAGCGCATGGGTAAAAACCCTTCAGAACAAAAAACTTAACGAGGTAGAGGAAAGAGCATACTCAACAGCAGCTCCTAATGCAATCCCGACAATGGTTGCAGATAAGTTCTTTGAGAAGATCAAAAAGCTCGCTCCGATGCTTTCCGAGATCACTCTCATGCAGGTTGCCGGAAACATCAAGTTTATGGCAGAAGGCACAAGAAATGCTGTTACAGCTACTCACACAGAGAATTCTGCAGTAGATCCCGCAGCAGATACTGTTGTATCAGTTGAACTTGGCGGCAAGGAATTCATGAAAGTTATCAGAATCTCACAGGCAGCCGAGACGATGAGCATCAATGCTTTCGAGAATTGGCTTGTTGATATGCTTGCAGGCGATATCGCTCGTGCTATTGACTATTATGTAATCAACGACACATCAAACGGTATTGTTGCTATGGCTTCAACAGCTACGACAAACGTTATCACGCAGACAGCTACATCAGGATATGGATATGCGGATATCTGCAATCTTGTTGCGCTCCTTCCTGCAGGCTACGACGCAGAGGCGAAGTTCCTTACCACAAAGAAGGTACTTTACAACAACATCAAGGGCATCGTTGATGCTAACAAGAGGCCTATATTTGATCCTATCGAAAAGACTCTTATGGGTTATCCGGTACTTATTGATGACTATGTTCCTTCCGATAAGGCACAGCTCTATCTTGGAAAGTGGACCGACGTTGTTGGTAACCTTTCACAGCCTGTTAATGTTGCTCGTTCAGATCAGAGTGGCTTCCTTAACAACAGTATCGACTTCAGAGGAACAGCAATCTTTGACTCGAAGCTTGCAAAGACTGATGCAGTCGTTCTGCTTAAGAACGCTAACTAATACGTTCACATGGGCGGGGTGTTCCCTTCGGCATCCCGCCTTTTTACTTGAAGGATGCGGGAGAGAAAAATGAAAAGAATAATGGTAGCAGTTCCCACAAGGGAATACATTGATGTTGACTCGGAGAAGTGCATCAGGAAGCTCGAAAAGGACTCATGGCTCAATAAGGACATACAGGTCGATGTTGAACTGATACCCGGTACGATTATCCATGACTTACGGTTTGGAATGGCCCAAATGGCTATAAAAAACAAGTATGACTATATTCTGTGGATAGATTCGGATATGGTATTTGATCCTTATGTTTTGTATGACCTGCTTGAGGCAGACAAGGACATCGTGACAGCGGTGTGCTTTATGCGTCGGGTACCGTATGAGCCTTGTATTTATTCAAAGCTTCGTATGGGCAGGACTTTAGAAGAAGATCAGATCGAGAAGTACTTTGATTATCCCGAGGGCGTGTTTGAGGTTGAAGCTTGCG